CATCATCCCAGACAGTGCCAAACAGAAGTCGTCTGAGGGGGACGTCCTTGCAGTAGGGAGTGGCAAGGTCCTAGAAGACGGTCGAGTACGTACACTAGAATTGAAACAAGGCGATCAAGTACTCTTCTCGAAATACGCCGGCACGGAAGTGAATGTCGACGGACAAGACCTGGTCATCTTGAAAGAGGATGACGTCCTAGGCGTCGTCGGCTAGCTCGTCTAGGTACTTGGACAAGTCATCGTCGCTCAAGTCATCCAGTTCCTTGGCCACGCTCTGCATCACCAAAGCAGCGAAAGCTTCTTCAGGGCTGGCCTCTTCCTCTTCTGATGCCAGGAGATGCATGGCTCCGTGACCGATGTGGTGTATTTCTTGTAGTAGATGTACGTTTTCAAGTGCCCTCAATGCGGCTTTGAGAGCGATCTTTTGTGCCAAACCTTTGCTGAATACAGCAGCACCCGCAAAAACACCTGTTGACGTTAAAGCCGCTGCTGCAACCGCGATCCCCATGTGAATGGCAACAGTTTTCAAGACCTTCTTTTGTGCAGGGTCAAGTTTCTTGCCTTTCGCCAAATGTGCAAGTGCCTCCCCAGCCTCCTTGAATTCGTGCACCTCGTGTTTGGCGGTTTCTACGAGCCTCTTCGCGTAAGTTTTGGGCGATTTGAGAACAGACTTTCCTGCTTCACTCAGCAGCTTGGACCGGTGCTCGCCATCCGAGACAAATTTCTGTACCGCCTCCGAAGCCTCACTCAAGTACGATCTGGTTTTCTCGGCTAAGCCTTTGAGAAAGGTTTTCGACGTACTTTTAGGCTTCTCTTGTTTCTTGCCTTCCTCAGGCTTGTCGTCTTTCTCTGATGTTGGCTTTCCTCGACTCTCAGGAGCGACGGTGTGTTTGTGGGGATCCGCTTTCGGATGTTCCTTCAGGTACTCCTTCCTGGCGTTCTCAGAAGGAAACTCCGTAGCGTATCGATGAGCGACACGTCGAACACTCTCACAGTTGAGTGCGAGCTCAAACTGACGCGCCGATTGAAGCAAGCCAGACATTTGCTACCCTCGGGGCCACTATCACCGAGTGGCTTGGATCTTCTGAATCAGATCAGCAACGTATCGCATTTCACTTTCAGCGTCCCTAAAGAAACCTGAGGCTTCCGAAGCGTGTCTAGCGATCGCGCCGGCATCAGTATCCAAACTCTTGGTCTTGTCGAGCAGCTTCCTGAGCGCGGACAAGTGCTCGTCTGCGTGCATTGCCGCGGTTTCAGCTTCTGACGCGTAGTCTCGGATTTGATCAAGCTCGCGCTCCAGAGAACCTTCAAGGTGGTCTTTGACCGTCTTGATCACATCGCCGAACAAGATCTTTCCAGCATTCTTCTTCAAGTCTTCGAGCGATACCTTTTCGACTCGAGACCCGTCAAGTTGTCGTTGATTTTTGCCGTAAACGCTTACAGACCCTTCGTAGAGAACGGGGGCGTCATCTGGAGCATCACGATTGATGTACACGATGGTGACTTCAAGGGTGGCCGAGTCTGGGCTAGCCTCGGGCGACGTCCTGCCGAAAACGCGAAATTGTGATCCTCGACCGATGTAGTCGTAGACGCTTCCTGCATTCCAGATCAGATTGTTGATCTTGTCGTTCAAGTACTTGACTGACTCAGCTCGAATAGTCTTCAGTGCCCTGTTCAAGGACACAATATTTGGATCTTTGAGCGCTGTCACAATGCGTGCAGCCACCACTCGATCGACAATTCGTTGGACTGATTCTTGGCTCATTAGAAGATCCTTCTTGGTCAAACGCGAGCACGGGGTGCTTCTGGAGCACTCGGCAAGGTCGGTGAATAAGCCGTGAACTTGAGAGCGTGTGCCAACCCCTTTTGTCGACCTGTGTGGTAGAACAGCGACGACATGATTCCACTCATTTTGGCGCTGAGACGGCGCTCGTTGACACCAAGCATCTGGTTTTGTGTCGTGATCGCGCTCATGCGACGAGCCATCTCCAACAAGTCGTGTACGGTAGCATCAACGACGGTGCGCACGTCCTCGATCTGAGCCTCTACTTCACGTGCTCGACCTTCAAAGATGAAGCTTTCAGCTACTTCCTGCCCACGTTCCATCGCTCTTGTGAACTCGGACAGGAAGGCTTTGGAGGAGTGTGGATCAGGCGGGTAGTCCCCGCCGCCTACAGCCACCTTGCGGAAGCGTTGAACGATCCGTGCTGTCGAAGCCTCTGTGTCGACCATGGGAAAGAGCTCCTTTAGGGGAGGGGTCTTGTCGCTTGCTTAGCAACGACGTGTTGAAAGGAGTCTAAGGCTGATTTGAGTGACGAAGCCTCCTTCTTGGACTCGTCTTTGGACGGCTCGGGGTTTGCCTTGGCATCCTCGTCCTTCTTAAGTTTCTTCTCCTTGCGCTTAGCTTTGGACTCCTCTTTTCTCTGTTCCCTTTGCTTCTCCAGCCAAGCCTCTGCCCGGTCATGAGGATCTTTGATTTTGTCAAGTCGGCCGGGGCTGCGAACAACTTTGTGTGCGTTCGCATCTGCATTTGGATGCTCGCTGAGGTAGTCCCTGAGCGCCTTATTGCTGGGAAAGTTCTTGGCGATTCGTACGAATTCCCCCAGAGCGGTTTGAAGAGACGTCATGTACTTTTGTGCCTTTCAGTAAAAGACTCGAGGTTAGATCCTCGCTCGGAGGTTGAAGGTCATGACGATGTACAAAAGTGGGAACACCGGTGCGTAGAAGCATTCGAACCGGAGAATGGTGGGGTCGTCAGCGTCAACATTTGCAGTGATCCCTGTGAAGGCTCCGACGATTTCCGCCTGGACCAACTGCTTGAACAACGCAGTCATGGCAACTTCGACTTCGTTGGTTCGAGCCGCCAAGAACTTCGTCCCAATGAATGCGTCGAGTGTTCCACGAGACTGTTGTTGTGTATGGTCCGCGATCTGAGTCACGGTCGGCAACCGGCTCAGAATCGTGCTCATGTTGGTTGTGAGGCCTTGGCGGATTCGAACCAAGGGGTCTAAGTCCTCCAAGATGGTGACGCCTGCGACGGCCGTTTGGTTGGCCTCCACAGGGTCCAAGATGCGTGGGATTCTCGTGAACCCTTGGATCCTACGTCTGGTGTAGGGGGTCGCAACGTCAACGCTGGGACTGACTCCGGCTCCTGCTACCGCCGCCGCGAAGTTGGTACCGTCGACCAAGGTCTCGAAGCTCTCACCGAGTTCGTTGGAGAGAGTGATGACCGCTGAGTCCGGGTAGAAGAGTAGGATCCGGTTCGAAAGCAGACTCTTGGCGATCGTCTGTGCCGAGATCGGGGACGTACCCGATGCGACCCCTATGAAGCCCATCCGTTCGTTTTGGTTTCGGATGTTGCTCTGGACCTCACAGTGCTGCATCAGAGCGCTGTAGACCGACGTACTGGCCGACAAGGGCACCAGGATGTCAGGCTTGACGTTCCCAGGGAGAGGTGTTGCAAGTTCTCCGATAGCCTCGATGAAGCTGAGGTCCGAAGCTTGAGCCGTATTGGGGACCTTCAGGACTTGCTTGATGGCTATCAGAACGGCGCCATTCAAGATCATGAGGAAGGCTCCCAGCGTGACGCGATTCTCTGGCGACAACCGTCCGAAGTTGGCCTCAATCGTCTTGAACTGCTGAAACAGTCTCGTCGAAAAGTCCTGCTTCATGAAGCGATAGGAGACATAGTAGAAGTCCCCTATCGCAGGCTCGAGACCGCTTGGGTTGAAGGTCTGGACCGTAGCCGTGTCGTTGACTCCAACACCTACCGTATCCGTAACCACGGTCTCGATGCCGGGAATGGACAGGTACGGAACAGCAGGATTGACTTTCCAAGTCGGGCTGATTTCCAACGTGAAGGAACCGCCAGGTGTGTAGCTGCCGGACGTAGCTGGCAAAACTGTGAGCCGCAACCCGGTCACATCGTCCGTGTAGGTCTGGCCAGGAACGCCAGTACCACCAGAACCAGCCGCGTTGTTACTCGAAACCGTGAAATTACCGTACGAGCTTTCCCCGTTGTCCCCGCTCGTACCAGGAACGATTTGAGTTCCAGTCGAGACGTTGAAGGCACTCGCAGTCCCGTCAGCGAAAGCAACGGATGAAGTTGTCGCACCCGTCGTCAACGATTCAATCGTAACGTATTCTTGGCCGTCGATCTCGCCGACGTAGGCGAAACCGTCGGTGAGGAACCCTACTGTCGAGTTCAAGCGATCGATGACCTCGATAGCTGTGACAAGCGTTTGACTTGCGATGTCACCTTCAGTGAAACCAAGAATCGCGTTGGCTGTCCCGCTCAGAATTTGAATACCTGAGCTTGGATCCGTCAATGTACTCGTCAGACGGATCTTGTTGAGGTTCGCCAGAGTCCCAACACTCGGGACCGAAGCAAGCCCTGGGAGTGCCGCGATTGACGCGACAACAGCGGCGGCGGTGACGGCTGCACCAGCCGGCAACGTGATCGTGTAGTCGATCCCATCGACTCGGATGATGAGTTCGTCGTCGACGTCTGCCGTGATCGTGAAAGGACCAACGGCCGTGCCCAACAGGGTTGCAGGTTTGTTCGTCGCAGTAGGCGTTCCGGACGCAATCTGGAACGTGGCATAGCCAAGTACTGCCTCGACTGTTCCCTGACGAACTGAAATCGCAGACGCGTGATCGAAGCCTCCAGGCAATGCCGCAGGCGTTGAGTACGACTGAATGATGAAGACTGCGTCACCACCAGAGCCGCCGATTTGGACAAACGAAGCAAGGACGTTGGGAGCCGTACCGATGAAGGCCGCTGCGGCGTCGATCGCGGCGTTGATGTCTGTCACGATTTGAGCAGGTGTACGTAGCCCAGCTGTCACCGCTACTGAGACGTCCGTGCCGTCGATGGTGAGTTCAAGGACGTTGTTCGGTGAGACAGGGATATTGATCTGGTTCAGCCCACTCACCGGAACACGATCAGAAACCAAGAATCCTCTGGCTGAGGTGCCAAGGTTGGTGACCAGTGCTGTGCCGTTGAGCGTCGTTCGCCAGTTGTTGGAGTATGTCGTGAAGAACGAATAGGGAGCTGCACCTTCATTCGTGAAGACCGCGTTCTTCGCGAGACTCGTACCAAAGAGTACAGTTACTGTCTCAGCAACAGGGGCACCGGCTCCGGTGTGGAACGCGTCCGAGATTTGCTCGACTCCGCGTGGCCATTGCACGGTCTCTGGCAACCCTGTCTTGGTGCCGAATCGAACTTGAAGGACGTTCAATCCTGTCAAGGTCGAGAGGACCTCGAATTGTCCCGTACCGATCGGACCTGCCACTTTATTGGTCAGGATGTACGTGTCGTCACGCAATCGGTTGTACCAAAACGTGCAAAACGCGATGTGGTCGGGTGGTACAGGATCTTTGAGTGTGATGTTGCGTGTCGTACCGTCGACCTCGACAACCGCCACAGCTCCACGACCAAGTGCGTCTTGTAAGTCACGACCCGTGTAGACGATCACCAAATCCGGTCGATTGGTGTTGAGTCCGATTCGACCGTTCGTCACAGCCCCGAAGGTTGCTGAGCTGAGTGGTGTATCTCGCCCGTTGCCAGTAGTCGGCACATCCGGCAAAAGAAACACTGTCGACGACGCGACCGCAGGCACAACCGTCGTGTCGACGAAACGCGCGGCCTCAGCGAGGTAGATTCTGTCGTCAACAAGTGTTGGAAGGATCTGTACTTCGTTGAGAAGCGTCGCGCCAGCTGACCGCAGGGTACTCGCAACGTCAAAACTCGCACCCCAATGCATGATGGAGACATCGGGACTCGGATTCGAGATGACGAAGTCTTGGTTTTCGATGTAGTCGTTGCGACCCGGCGCAAAACCAGATCGAATGACGCTCGTCACCAAGGTATTCGGCAAATAGTCGAACGTGTCTTGCCACGTGTTGGCGAAATACTGAATCTTGACTGTCGAACCATTGGCAGGCGCATACGGTAGCGTAACAAGCCCATTTGACCCGTCGACTGCGGTTGCGACAACTTGGACGTTGTTCACAGTCGCAACAACTTTAGTGGGATCCGTAGTCGTGATCCCACCATCAGTACCATCCACAATTGGACGCTGAAAAACACGGAAGACCGCATTTCGATTCGTCTGTGTGTTGGCTGCGAACCCGAGAGCACCGTTGGCATTCCCGCTGCCGATCTTGATGCTACGCGCAGCTGAGAACTTGAGATGGCTACGGCCTTGTCCGTCGACGTAGACTGCCGTCGCGAGTCCGGAAACCAAATACGAATCGATGACGCTCTTCAGGCCAGTCGCGGTGTAGGTCCCGGCTGCGATGAGCAGAGTCGAGGAGACACCGTCGACCTCGATGACGAAAGTGTCAGTCGTACCTGTAACGATGACGAAAGATGCGTAGCCTGGAGACGTAAGCTCAGCCAGCTCCGCAGACACCTGCTCCGAGACATCATCTTGAAAACTCGTGTCTGATCGATGGAAAAAGTACGTGCACCGGATGTTGTCCGTAGGTTGAGGCGGAACCTGCAAGGTGACGTAGCCAGGCGTACCCTGGACTGCACCAACAGCCACCGGAGTCCCATTGATCGTGACTGTGACACTACGAACGCTGTTCGTAGTTCTGCCAAATCCTTGACCATCGACAATCGGGTAGTTGCGTACCTTGAACTTAGCTACGAGCCCATTGGGCGAACCAAGCACCGGGTTGTTCGGATTGGTCTCGTCGACAACAAAGCGCGTAGATACGTCTTCGTTGATGATTTGTTGGTCGAGGTTCGACGAGCTTCCGCGAACTAACTCGAGGTCCAACTGCTCGAGTTCCTCTTGCCCGACACCGATTTCGGCAGGGATCCTAAGGCCAGCAACCAGGTTGGCTGCGTTGGCTTCAGTCAATGTGCGAGTGTAGACGCCTGGGGGTACGTATGTTGAAAATGGACCGATCGACATTGAGGCACTCCTTCAATTGAGCCGGACAATCCCGGCCTTGCCATTTGAATCGGGATCGGGATTTGTGTTTGACCTCAAAAAAGAGGAGAGGGATCGGGAGGGGGATCGGGATCTGAACGAAGAGAAATTATCAACAGATCCTCACTTTGCAGGGCGTCGCAGGACCTCCTTCAGTTCATTGTTGATCTTCCTGCGAGTCTTGAGCAGGGGTTCGCCAGCAGCTTTGTACTCGATGTAGCCAGCGTGGGTTTCCCGTACAATTGCTCGGTGACCCCCAACTTCTCGGACCCTATTCTTGACGAACTCCCGGGCTTCATGCTCGGCCCAACGGGCGTCAGCGTCCCTCCCAACAGCGGTATCGGCCGTTGGGAAGTCGTCCTTGGCGACGCCAGTATTGGCAGGGGCTGCGGTTTTAGAGGCTTTGAACCGAAAACCGAACGTGTCCAATACCCTTGTGGCAGCCTGTTGGCACTTCGGACAACTGGTAGTTGGGTAGTCCCCTATCGGGAGTGTTCGTGAGTGCCTGAAGCCACAAGGACACTGAAACGTGTAGCGAGGCATACGCCTAGCTAATCCGCTCGTACGCGTCGTTACGACCGGCCAAGACAGGATGGGTCGTAAAGAAGATTTGACTCGCCACAGGCTGTAACCCGGACGGTGCACTGGGATCTGTGTCCCCTTCAGGGGTCGTAGCGGTCACTTTGCTGATCACGTAAGGCAAGGGCACGTGGAGTTCCCAATCCGCACGCAGTTGTAGTGAGAGACTCGCTTGATAGAAAAACTCCTCGCCTGTTTCATCAGCGAGTTCTTCCGCTTCACCTCCCATGGAGATGTCGATGATTTCGATCCCCTCAAGACCTAAGCGGGACTTCTTCTGACCCCAAAGATACATGATGGTGAGATCTGCGATCTCTTCCATCTGAATTGTGTCGCGAGCGATCACGTCAAAGTCAAAGGTGACTTCGAATTTGCCGCCAAAGGCCTCAGCAGTATCGACGCGGTCTTGGTAGACGACCACGGCGACCTTTTGACCTTTCTCGGATCGTTTCCCGAATG